TGTTCGCTAAGAATTGATTTACTAATGCTAAGATCAATACGATGTATCTTGTTATTACTTTTGCATCCATTTGTTTGCTCCTTTTATCCAAAATAAAAAACGACTAAAAAATTAGTCGTTTAAAATTATTCAATGGTCAATGTTGGAGATCCTGAATAAACATCACTTATAGCGACATACAACATCCCTGAAGGATTACTAAAGTTGATATTTTTACTTGCAACTCCGCTATTGACTCCTGATATTCCTAAATCACTTGAACCTAAATTAGTTTGCGAAACCCTCATTATACCGCTACGTACATTTTCTATTGTCACCTGATAACTTTTATTAGGTTCAACTCCATTTATTGTCCATTTTGCCGTTGATTCTTCTATGCTATCCGGATATTTATTTTTAGGTAAGGGTTTTATTACAAAAGATGAAGGCTTTTTCCATACTTGGATATTTCCAGCATATACTTTTGTATATTCTTCACCTTCGTAAATAAACTTCTTTACATTTTTAAAATTACCTTCCATAAAAATCACCCCTTAATTAAGTAAAGTGTATTAGGGTCTTTTTGATATATATAGTTATATTCATTTTCTGTTCCTGTCCAAATTTTAACCGTCGGTTGAGATGCGCTTTTTAGTTGATATAAATTATCCGCTTGTTGTTTAGTAAAAGCTTGAGATGACAAAACATACCGCTCGTCATGATTATGATTTTTTGGAGCATATAAATCATTTAGTGTTTGTTTGAATCCCTCAAAATCTTCTGTACTAACTTTTGAGCCAATCTGTTGCAATACACTTTCTGAAATAGAGTTGTTTTGTATTGCTTCTGCTAATTCTCTTAATGTATTCATAGATTCAGGCGCGCTATCAACTAGTTCAGCAATTTTTGAATCCGTATACGTTTTAGAGTCGTTGAGAGTTGTATCTTTGATTTTTTCAACTTCTTGCAATTTATTTTCTAACCCTTCAACATTTGCGATATTGATTTTGTCCAATAACTCAGGTTCTGCTTTGATATCTGTATCTTTACCATCAATTTGCCACATTTTAGTGTCAGGATTGATTGATACTACAGTACCGTTTTTACCGGGTGCGCCTTGTTCTCCTTTTTTACCTGCTTCACCTTTTGCTCCAGGTTGTCCCGGTTCGCCTTTATCACCTTTCGCACCTTTAAATCTACTTTCATTCTTTTCGATGTAAGAAATGACATCTTTATCTATTTTCTCTTTAAAGTCTTTGCTCAATAAATCTGTCGCGTTATCTTTTAAAATTCTCGTAATAGCATCATCTACCAATTTAACATCGATTTCTTTTGCTACAGCAGATTCAATACCACTATCAACGATATTGAAAGAAAAGTTTGCGACATGTATTTTTTCTTCTTCTTTCTCTAAAAACAGCTTACAGCGAACATAACCAGCGTGTTTGATAACCTTTTTAGGTATCTTGTAGGTAAGGAACCCTTTTACAACATCGTCGATAATAAGGGGCTCATTTTTGAATATAGAGCCATCTTCCATAAACAAATGTAATCTAGGTGTTAAGCCATGTGCTTTTAGATCGATACGACCTTGTTTGTCATTGATACCTATTCTTATAGATGCTGTATTTTCATCTTCAGTGTAAAATCGACAGCCAATGTCACCTAAGTCAACACCATCATTTTTTATTCTCGTTTCAACATCTTTTATTTTGTACATTTATACACCTCTTTATTTATATTTATCTCTTATAAAATAGATACCTTTTAAGCCGATTTGTTTATATAGCTTAGCGATTGTACTAGCTTGATGTTGGCACCACTCTATAGCAGTAGCGTATTGGTGCGTAGCTGGATTCTTAGGATTCCATCTGATTCTGTACAGTGTATTCTGCCCTTTGTTGATGTAATCCTTTCTTACGAAGCTAGCACCGCCCATGATTGCTTTTGTTGGAGATGTCCAACCTTTATTTTTAGCAAATTTCATTGCATAATCAGGGTCGTTGTCGAATGCACCAATACCGAAGTAATTATATGCACCGTATCTACCACTAGCGAAGTTACTTGTTCCGTATCCACTTTCTAAGAAAGCGTGCGCGATCAAATAAATTTCGTTAATGTTGTTTTTCTTACAAGCTTCCGCGAATGCTTTGCCTTGTCCGTCGAGCGTTCCTTTTCCTTTAAGTATTTTGTTAAGCGCACTAACTGAAATGCCTTGATACTTTCCTAAATTAAGCATTTGGTAGCATTGCGTGTTACTTTCCCATATTCGCTTAACATTCATTGCCGAGCTCGTTTGTGCTCGTGTTGCATTAGCCCAGCCCCATGTATGAGATTTTTTCGGGTTACCCCTAGACATTTGTCTATCCAGTGCTTGCTGGAATGTGAATGGACTTGTTTCAGTAACGATGCTTGGTTTTTCGTCTGATGGAGTAGGGCCTCGTGTGGACGCACTGTCAACTGATGTTTTATCACTAATTCTTATTGTTGTTTTTGTCGTTACTTCTTTTATATTTTCTCGTGTCAATATATCTCGTTTAATGTATGTCTCAAGCATTTTCTTTTTAACTTGCTCATACTTTGCGTTATCCGGTATACCTTGCTTAATCAAGTCGTAATTAATTAAATCTTTCATACTACGCCAAATATTAGGGTCTACCTTTAACGTCGTTTCAGATAAGTTTTTATCAATCCCTGACAACAACCAAACACCACGTATTAACGCTTGTATTTGATTCAATAAGAATTGTCGTTTGCTATCTGTTTGACCACCACATACTTCAATAACTAGCCAATTAGGGTGACGCGGGTCATCAAAATTGGTTGGTCTAGCAAGCCATGTAGCCTCTCTATCGACATATAAATGCGGTATTTCATAATCGCTTATAAACTTATTTCTTTGCGTATACAGTTCGTCTACAGAACGCATATGCATTGATTCTTTTATATATAATCCTTGAATATCTGAGCGTTCATCACCCATTACAACTATATGATCAATGAAGTGCTCTTCTTTATCTAAAACATTGCTGTAAGCAGTGTATTTTACTGTTTTAACTTCTTTAAATTGCGGTTTCTTCGCTTCGCCAGTAATTGTTGAGTCATTGGCTTTTGATGCTGAACTTGTATCAGTACTACTAGGTTTGCTAGTATCTTTTGAGTATGGAGGCCTAACAAAGCCTGTAACACTTACATAAGGGTGTCTTACTAATCTTCCTGGAGAACCTGTCCAACTATTAGAATTAACCCAGTTTTGGTCAACGCTATAAAAATAACTTTTATTAGATGGTCCTACTACTATTGCGGTGTGTCCGTCCGAACCTATTCCGTTGCCAGGGTGCCAAACTGCGATGTCTCCAGGTTGCGGTACAAATCCAGATGAATAACGATAGAATCGGAAACCCTTAGGATATCTGTAATTAGCCATATCCTTAGCATTGCCCCATGTTACAAAACCCCAATATCTTTTAAAAATAAAGTTAGGTGTATCCCAACATTGACTGCCCCGATAATTATCTATATTAATCCTCTTACCAATATTCGACTTTGCCCACTCCACCACTTCACTAGCTGTAGGCTTTCTAGTCTTTGGGTTAGGTAATCCCATGTATGCACCTCATTTCAATCAAAATAAAAAGCCAGTGCCGAAGCACTGACTCTTAACTGTTATTTACATTTACCAAACCAGAAGCACGCCCAGAAGCTATATCCTAAAATCCCTTTAAGCATGGTAATCACCTCCTTTAAATACCAAAAATAGTTCTTAGCAAAGCTATGACAATCGTACTGAAGATAGTCCCTATCAAACCGAGAATCCACATTTTTATGTCTCTAATATTCTTGGCATTCTTTTCTTTATTCTTTTCATCTTCTACCTTGTCGCGCTTTAATTCTTCAAAATTTCTATCTAATTTGTCATAAATCTTTTCTTGCGCTCTAAGACTATCTTCTATTCTGTCGAATTTTTCAAACATAGTCTTATCATTTTCTTCTAATCGCGTTAAACGCCAATCTTGTTCATGTCGTTTGGTAAAACCAAACATTACGCCACCTACTTTTTGTTAAATTAAAAAGCCACAAGCATTACACCTGTGACTTTTCATCTTTTGTTTCTGGATATTTTTCTCCAGTGATTAAAGCGTATTCTTCTTTATCGATTAAACCCTTGTCTACGTACCACTTAATTTGCTCGTTTTTATAGTAACCCCAAACATAAAAAGTTTTAATGTCTTTAAAAGTTGGATAAATCATCTTCATTATTTAAACGTCCCCCTCAGTACTTGTTTTGTTAGTTTTCAGTTCAGTCAACTGTTGTGTTAACATAGCGTTTTGTTGAGCTAATTCCATTGTTAATACGTTTACTTGTGCCACCTGCATTTGCATACTTGCAACCATTCCGCGAAGTTCTTCATCACTCAAATCTGATTCACTTTGTTGGTTTGATGCATTCGGTACGTCTTCTTTTTCGAAATTGCTATTGTATTTAATTTCGCCGTTAGTGAAAACGAACTTTCTAGGTTCGAACTCTTCTTTGAATTTGATAGGCACATTGTTATCGTCTACATCTAAACTATTGCGTAAACCGCCAGTATTAACGTATCCGATAACTTCGTTTTTATCATTTACTGTGATTTTCATTATTTCCACCCCACAATTTTATTTATCGTAACTCTGTTTGCATTAGCACCAGAACCTGTTTTACTGCCTAAATCAAGGTACACATCGTTATCGATTTTTAACGTCGTACCACTTTCTTTAGTTATTAAGCATTCATAACTACCACCACCGTTACCGTCTGAGTCAACTACATTTGTTTTACTTAATTGAATCGCATTTGGTATAGAGGTTAAACTGAATGCTTCAATAACACCACCTGGATAAGTACCGCTTATGAATAGAATTGCATAATTTGTATAAGCTTCGGTTAAATTAATCCTTGTTCCTACACCGTTTGCAGCACCGTCGAATAACACGGCTGTTTTATGTTCGTTAGGTGTAGCCCATTGTGAATCTAATCGACCATTGGTGATTGATCGTGTATAAACTTTTTTAGAGTTTGAAGGTGTGAAGTTGAATAACTTATTTGCATCATCTTTAACAAATACTGATAAGTAGCCTTCGTAACTTTCAACAATACCTGGTAAATCAGGCACACTTGTTACGTAATAATTCCCAGCGCCCAATGCTTCTAAATTACCTTTGGCGTTATATAAGTTCTTTTGGATTGATTGACCGTTATGTTCTGTTAACTTATGTTGTTGCCAACTTATACTTTGTAACTTACCATCTACATACTGTTTAGCTTGATTCAGTGTGTTGTTAGATATTTCTTCAACAAATTGCTTAGTTAAGTTTCCATCATTCTTTTTATAAAACGGGTACCACGTGCCGTAGATTTTGTATTTTGTGTACTCATCGTTTGAATCATCTGGGTACCATGTTGCACGAGCAGTATTATTATCAACAACATAAACAACTAACACACCAGATTTGCTTGATGTATAAGTTGATTCATCGAACGAAGAACCGTCATCAACACCATCTTGTCCGGGCTTCTCTAACGTGCCTATATCCGCCTTTTCTGGCGCATCTTTTGCATTAGTAATATGAATAATCATAGATGAGTTAGCGTGTCTTAAAACAGCTTCTATTGACTGTTCAGATGATTCGATCGCTTTACCGTAATCATCAGTAAGTTTAGACTTTTGCCAATTTGTTGTTGAATTACCTTTAACAAGGTCAGCGCCATTGATTTGTTGTTCAACTTCGTTAACACGTTCAAAAATCGCTTGCTCTTTATCAACAATTTTCTGGAACTCGCTATTTATATATTGAACGGCTTTGTCTTGTGTTGTTGTAATCATCTGTACCGCTTCATTTTGTTTGATTTCTAATCTTTGAATACCTTGATTAATACGACTATCAATTTCAGTAACCAACGATTTTGTATCACTCAAACTTTTCTTTAAGTCCTCAACTTCTTCTTTAACACTTTCTGTTAAGTCCTGAATTGATTTGATATAAACTAGCTTTGTTTTACCGTCAAAATTACTAATTAGATCATTCTGGATATTGAAGTTAAATTGACGCTCTACAATTACGTTATTGCTACCGTTTTGAGTAAAATATGCTTGCGCATGTACGCGTCCAGTGTATTTTAAGAACTCATTTGGGATAACGTATTGCATTCGTCCGTTAATTGCATCAACAATTGTAAGTTCATCACTAATATAAGCGCCGTGTTCATCGTCGAAGTTATCCGTCTTAAGCACAATACTAGTCATCGCATTATGTTTGCTGATTGATAACGGCTTATTATTCTTAGTTACTGCAAAATTTAAAACACCAGTTCCTCTATCTGATTCATAGAAACTGATGTTTGTGTCAATAACCGGATTATATTGTGATGTTGTTTGTAACTCGATTAAGTTATCATCTTTCGAAAAATTATCTACTACCATTATTCAACCTCCTTACCTTCTATTATGCTCCAACCACTATTACCACCAGTACCAAAGTTTCTAACGAAAAACTGGTGAGCAGAAGCAAAGTTATTACGTCTTAGCACTTGTGTTGTGTTACCCGGTGTATTTGATTTTACTTCTAACACCCAGCCTGCAATACCTTTGTAATCTTTAGGGAAGTCAGAAAAACGTTTTGATTCTTCAGTGGTGATATAGAAGTCTAAACCAACAATTTTTAAATCAGACAATTTCGTGATGCTCTTAGGGATATGTTCCCAATAACCAGCACTTTGTGGGTTAAAATTCCATGAGCCGTTGTTTTTCTTGTTAAAGATGTCGATAACACGTTCAAATTTGAGCATATTTCTACCTGTGCTGTTTCTAGTTAGTACTTGTCTTAACGCACCATTATAATGACCAGGCAGTACATCAAAGAACCAACCTGCATCTCTAAACGCTTTCGGTAACGGGAAATCTAACGCATTTTGTGTGTCTTGCGTATAGATATAGTAATGACCAACTTCCGTAATATCACTTAGATATGCTGGGTTTTGCACTGGTAACGGTTTAACACGTCCGCCTGAATCAGTCATTGATACTTGAGGTGCGATGTTTTTCAAGAATTGGTTTACACCTCTTTGACCGATAGAATAAATTGAATGATGTCTGTTGTTACCAGGTCCAATAGTTACCCCGATTAAAAGTGCTTTACGTCCTGTTTCTAGATCGTAATACATATCTAGACCCTCAGCCTCTTGGAAATCTCCTTTAAAGTTGTTATTCACACCGCCTATATCGATACGACGTTTAAATAACAATTCTTTCGTTTTGATATCGAAGCCTTGTAAGTAATTAGGGTTAGCTGGATTTGAATCGCCAGTGTACCAATATAAGATACCTGCATCATAAGCAATACCTTGCATAGGTTGCGTACCTGATGTGTATTGCATAGGGATATCCATTTGGTACAGTACTTTGTCTATACCTTTATCAATATCGTCAGCACTTCTTACTTCAACAAAATTTAATGCGTTCTTAGCTTGTTGTTCAGAAGTTTTATATTCACGTCTAAAAATCATTAAATTTTCTACCGGATTATAAATCGCTGACGTATATCTGTCGTTAAATATATTCGGCATGACATCTTGCATTTCATTACCATAAGTTATTTCTCCAGTTCTATATTGGAAACGTACAAACTTGTTGTTTTTGTTACTGTCCAATACAGCTGAATAAATCCATAATTCTCCATCAATGTATCTATACGCATTGTGTGTGCCGTGTCCGCCGTTTTTAACAAGCAATCTATCAATAAATTGTCCGTTGGGCTTCAATCTAGATAACATGTAATGATTACCTGGACGAGCTTGCGTCATATAAATAATTTTCGTTCTAGGGTCTACCCAAAATGATTGCATTACTGCGTTAGTATATGGCGATAAATCTGTGATGAATTCCGGTTCTTGCTCTTTTGGTTCGAATCGGTATTCTGTCGCTCGATATTCTTTATAGTGTTCATCTACAGCTTTCTCAACCTTTTTAGTGAAAGCATCTAGTGTTGAATAATCATGATACAAACGATCTTGCAATGTCTTATGATCATAACCAGTATTATCAACACGCGCGTCTTTTACCTCGTTGATACCGTCGCCGTTATGACCTATTATCATGTTGCTAAAACGGCCATTTAAATACGTTAAATAATCTTCAACACTGTCATTCAAGTATTTAATTTGTTTTGCTGAGTGTGCGTATATTTCTTCTTTTTGATGATATATAAACATTTTCTCAAGTTTGCTCATTCCATTATCAAGTAATCGATAGTTGTACTCGTGCTGAGCAACTACTTTTTCGCCAGTGATAGAATGCAAACTTGTTATTAATCCGTAAGCCATTGGTTGCCTCCTTTAGTCGTAAAAACTGTAATAATCCTTGATTAACTCGTACATAATAACCTCGTGACCTTTTTCGTTAGGGTGTAAGCCGTCCTCCATGCTCGCTTTCCTAAAAGCTGGATTGTATGGCTTAAAGTAATCTGTGTGATATGCGTCAAACACTGGCACATCTAACTCACTACAAGCTAATATTTGAGCGTTTACATAGTCCTCAAGTGTTAACCCTAGTTTGTTTTTGTCCGTGTCTTTACGGCGTATCGTTGTGCCACTCATTGGGCATTGCCTTGTAGCTGTCATCACTAGTATTTTTGAATCTGGATTATTCTACCATATAACTTCAATTGCAGAACAAAAGGCACCGTAAAACGTTTTTGTATCCGTTTTATCAGTGCCTATCGGTACGCCTGCCCAATAACCGTGTAACCAGTCATCATCAGTGCCTTGTAATATGATTAGGTCTCCTCTTATTTGCTCTGCTTGTCTATAAATGCTGTTTTCTACCGCTTCTTTACCTATTGGAACTGTTGCCATTGTTGCGCCACCTCTTGCAAGATTAGTCGTTTTAGCTTTCAATTTCTTGCCTAACATTTCTGTGAAATTAGTTTTTGCGTGCGACCCTCTAGCTACAGAGTCGCCAATCGTTCCAATTGATTTGATGTTTCTTATACTTGATTGACTAGTAAAGTCGTACATGATTGTACCATTAGCAGTTGTAACTGTTTTAGTATTCATCTTATCGACTTTAGCGTTTATTTTTTCATTCTGCTTAACCAATTCATTATTTATAGATAAACTTGCGTTAACTTTTGCGTTTAGTTCTCTCAAGTACTTAGCTGGGTCTGACTTAGTTGTTTTTACATTCTTAACATAGTTCGTAGCTTCATGGATAGCTTTTCTATATCTGTCACGCATTGTAAAATCGCCTAATACTACATCTTGTTTGATGATGTTGTTATATGCATCTCTATGTGTAGTAATCTCGACTATTCTTACTAAGTCGTTATAGCCTATAGTTGGTTCGCCAACTCTTGCGACATCGCCAATTCTAGGGTTAGCCTCTGGAAAATGCTCAGGCTGTGCTACGAAGTCCAAAGAAATAGAAGCAGTGACACTTTTCTTTATCACTAGCTCCATTGATTTTTTCAAAACATCTTCTTTTTTTATACGTCCATCTATTAACGGAGGCGCTTCCCTTTTACCAATCAGTTGTGCTAATGGGTGTGTGAATTCGAATTGTAATCCAGCCTCTGTAAAAGTTTGTTGGCCGTCAAAGTCGCCATAACCTCTTATATATGTGTAGCATTTAGAAGCATCTTCTTGAATTTTGACGTTATCAGCATTTACACCTGATTTAATATAGTAGTTTGCTACTTTTGATAATTCGTCATACAAGTGAAATGTTTTTGTTTTAGCGTCGTACTCATATTCGAGATGATAGCGTTCAAGTCCTTTTTTGAATATCTCAAGTCTTGTGTCTCCCTTGCCTAATCCCTCGAACTTTGATGCGTCAACCTTAGTGTGCAATACGTACTTATAACTAGTTCCTTTAAATACAGTGTTAAAAAACTCTACACCTGTGAAACTTTCGTTATATTCTTGGTAAATCCTAGAATTGTTTAGATCATCTAATTCTTTTTGTCTCGCTTTGATACTAAGTTTGATTTTGTTTCCAATCGTTGATTTATCAAGCATTACTATCACATATTCATTGAGGTCATCTTCCCCCTTTACATTTGTGATAGTCCACATCTTTGTAATAGCGCCGATTGCGTCGAAAGTGCTGGCATTTTCTATCATATCAATGTCTAACGTGCTATCTTCATTCAATTTTTCATTTAATTTTGTATTAACATAAATCGCATGACCGACGCCTTGTAAACTTTTTAATAATACCGGCATATGCTACTCCTTATCTGTAATATAATTTGTGTCTAAAGACTATCTTTTTCATAAGTCTGTTGGCTTTAAAATGATTCCAACCGGGATACAACACCGGTTGTTCTAACGTCTTGTTGTATAGATCGATATTTAAATTGCCTCTATATGTGTGCTTGTTATCAAAAATGATTTTATCGCCTGTTTTTAAATCGACATCTTTAATTACTGATACGTTTCCTTTATCCATATAGAAAGTGAAACCGTCTTTATCATCAGCTTTAACATCTTCGGCTAATTCAATTTCAACTACATTGAATTGGTTGAACTGTGTTAATGCCACATCTCCGTTGTAATAAACATCTCCAGAACTCGTGTTATAGAATGTCATTTGTCTACTTCTATCATTTTCATTTAGTGCTATTCTGTCCGGAACTGACCATTTTTCTAAATCGTTATCACTTTCTAAATCAGTGCTATAACCGATACTTTCAAAGAACGGCAATTCTGTCGTCTCAAAGGTCAACGTGATTTCTCCTGATGTCTTAGTTGTGTCAAAAGATACTTCGCTAACTAATCCAACGAATAGTTGTCTACCGTCAACATAATCTAATTCAAATTCTTGTTCTAACGGTTCGAACATATTTTCAAATTTGATAGTGTTATCCGGCGTTGCCAATTCTCTTAGGTAAAAGCGACCATAAAACAATGTTTGAATGTCCGATTTAAGATGTGAGGCATAAGCAATTTTAGGTACTTCATACCTCAATCTTAATTCAACTTTTTTATATTCTTCTTTAGCGTAATTGTGAAAACGTCCGTCAACACCATCTAAAGGCGAATAATTCCTTTTGTAACCCGAACCGATAACATTGTAATCAAGCACTCTCAAATGTTTGTAAGTGAGAGGATTGTCACTGATTCTATAAGTTACACCGTTTTTTACAATTTCTACATCATGGGCTATCAATAAACAAACCTCCCTTACATTAAGTTGAAACTACCATCTTTTGCATCCATATCGTCAATGTGAGATTTAATCATGTTTAGATCGCCCTCATTTCTAACAGTTACATTAACAATAGGTCTATTATTTTCTTTCATGCTATGTTGCACGTCATTTGTCATATGACCGTCAACGCTTGGTGTTAAACTGTCGTTGAATCCATCCGTTAACGTTGAACCTAACTCACTTGTAAATGTTTTACCGAAGCTAGTAGCCATTACTTTAGCTTGTGATACCGCTAAACCTTTACCTAAACCACTACCTCCACCGTGTCCACTTACAAATGAAGTTACAGAGTCCCACGCTGATGAAATCGCATCGCCTACCGCACTTACTACTTTGTGCGCGGCGTTAGCTACACCTTCAGCTACTTTGCCTATTAATTCTGCTCCGGCATTTAAAAAATCGCTGAAAAAGCTTTTAATCTTATCAAGTGCGTTTTTCATGCCGTCGCCTACATTTGAGACAACTCTTTTAAATCCATCAGCTACTTTACTTGCGAAACTTGTAACTGTATTCCAAATATTAGAAACCCATTCGGAACCTTTTGTGATAATAAAGTTTAGTGCTTGCCCCATTTTTTCAGCTACACTCGAAGCCACTCGACTGAACCAACTTGTAACAGTATTCCAAATACTGCTAACAAAATTAGTGATTGTACTCCATATCTGTGACCAACTTGTACCAAACATAGAAAGTGTTCGATTCATTACGCCAGTTAAAAAGCCGATAATTGACTCCCAAACTGATTGCATGTATTGCCAAATCGTATCAAGTACATTGGTAATCGTAGTTTTAATTGTCTCCCAAGCACCTGAGAAGTCGCCAGTAAGCAACTGAATTAAAGCAGTGAATAAACCTACTATGATTTGGACTGCTACGGATATCACTGTTCCTATGGCTTGGAACGCAATTGTAATTAAAGTCCACAAACCTTGTATGATATTCATAACATTTGTAATAATGCCTATTACCAAAACACCTAAGACTTGCATGAATATTTGTCCTAATACTTGCAATATAGGCATTATAGGTTGTAACGTTGATTGGATTTTCCCCCACAATTCAGTTAACCAGCCAACTACACCTTGAATCGCACCAGAAACCGCCGTTTTAACGCCGTTCCATGCTTCAGTAATAGTATTTCTGAAATTCTCGTTTGTTTTCCATAAATAAACTAGGACTCCAATGAATGCACCAATTACTGCAATTACTGCTAAAATCGGGGCTGAAATCGTTCCAAAAACACCTGTTAATGCTGACATAGCTCCAGTAACTAGACTTGATGTTCTAACGAAGCTTAAAATCTGTTTGATAACGCCAAATAAGCTCAAACCAAAAACATTTGTAAGCACACTACTTATAGCAACAACTGGAGCCATTAAAGCCCAAAATGCACCGCCTAAAATACCCATAACACCAATAATCTGTGCTACCGCTGGATGTGTCTCGAATAGTTTGGCGATAAATCCAGCTAGATTAGTGATAAAGTCCAACAATTTACTAGCTATAGGTGCCATTGCAGTGCCAAATGCTACTAATGCTTTTATGATGTTACCGATTAATTGCATAATAGTAGGACCATTCTCTTGAACGTAGCTGATAAAGTCTTTAAAGCCTTGTGATTGTCCTACTTGTTCTGACCACGCTCTAAATTGAGAAGTTAATTTAACCAACCAATCAAAAATATTAGAACTGTTTTGAGCAAAAGCAATCATTAAATTACCAATACCAGCAAATACATTACCAAATATCTGTCTAATCTTAGGTAAGTTAGTGGTAGTGTAGTCAATAAACGCTTTAATAGCATTCTGACCAGCTACACTATTAGCCCAATTTTGGAAAGCTATAGACATGTTCTGTAATCCTTGAGACACAAATTTGAACAACGGCATTAATTGAGTGAAAATGTTAACTAATCCGTCGCCAAATCGTCCTGCGGCGTTCAATAAATCTCCGAAGATTGCGCCACCTATGCTATTCAATGCTTCAAACGCTTTCTTAGCTGTTTCGGAATGTTTAACCCAATTCTCAAACTCGCGTGCGTTTGCTTCAACCAGCATAGATACTTCGGATAAGAATGGTTTTAATTGAGACATCGCACTTGTAACGCCTCTGATACCTGCTGACATCGCATTAAAGATACTTGCTTGATTCTCTTTAACAATGCCTTGCCATGTAGTTTTTAACTGATCGCTCGCATCTCTAAAGTTTTGAACTTCTTTTGTTACTGCCAATGTGCCATCTTTTACCATTTTTAGTGCAGTAATAGCCATTGCACCGAAGCCAACCGCTCCAACACCAGCTACAGAGAACGCACCAGCAAGCCCAATAACACCACCACCTAATACACCAACGGCATTAAGTACTGCCATAATAGCTGGAACTAATCCAGCAATTACTGGTATTAACGCTTGTATACTAGCAATCATTAAACCTTTGACTTGTTGCGCGAAGATAGTACCGAAAGTTCTAATATTTGATGCGATGCCATCCATTGTTGATTGATACTGATCTAATGCTCTTTTACCTGCAGTCAATGCTACTTGCATTTTCGTCATTCCGGTTGTATCAAAATCTAATTTAACAGTGTGTTTGCGCCAACCAGCTAACATCGCTTTAGAAGTCGCAACATTTCTTTTTAATCCGCTTGCGTCGCCGTCAATTTCAACTTTTTTACGTCTGATATTCGATAGTTCTGCTTTAACAAACGATATGACTTGTTTTACTTTGCTAGCGTCTGCATCAATATTAACTTTATGTTCTCGCCAACGTTGAGCCATCGATTTGGCTCGCGTTAGCTCTCTTTGGTAGTCTCTTATGTTTGCTGTAACTTCTGTCTTGATTTCGTCCGGTATATCAGTTTTAGCCATACGTTGAGCAGTTCTAATATTCCTTTTAAAATCACTGATTATAGCTGTAACACGAGCCAGAAAATTCTTCTCCATGCCTAACCTCCTTTATGACTTGTTTTTAAGCTGTTAAGGAACTTGCGAGTCCCTTGTTTTTGTATTTCTCTTTTACGTTTGTTTTTAGCTAGCTCACGCTGTTTCATTCTTTCGTATTCATCTTCTTGACCACGAATAATGTAATGTTCTCTTTCGTTCTGCCTAACAAAACGTTTTAGTGATTTACCAGCTTGAGCAACCGCATTATATTGAGCGCCGTACAACGCAATGTCTCTTTGGTCAATCAATGCTTGTCTAGCGCCAATAATCCAGTCATTCCATTCGGCAGGTAGCATGCTCATTAGCTCGTCATTACTCATATAACCTATGTAACGACTTGTCATCTGCCTTATTTCCGAATAGTCTAATAAGGTGCTACGGTCATGATTTCTTTGTAGTTGTTCTTCATCATCTCGATACCAGCTTTCGCGCCCTCTTTCTCGTCTTCTTTGGCTAACGATGGTGCTTGGTTCATCTGTGTCCAGAATAGACGTGATTTCTGCTTGAAAAAACCGCTATTATTCATTACGTCCAACGCACCCTGTAATAGATTTAGCGTGTCGTTTTCTCTTTCGATGATTTCCATGATTTCCGCTTCAATATCTTCTCTTTTAGGTGCACTTTTACCTAGATAAGCCGTTGCACATTCCCAAAAGTCTACAATTGCCACTGTGTCACGTTCTAATAAAGCATTGTAAACATTAGTAAATCCTGAAATCGTTTGTTTTCTGCCTTTATTATCTTCTTCTTCAGTTGCAAACTTTTTAGCGGTTTTATCGAACATAAATGTTGCTTTTGCTTTCACTTCTTCATTGTTAATTGTTAATGATGTAATTGGATTAAAAGTTGTTTCAGTCATATTAAATACCTCGTTTATCGTTATTTTGTACAAAAAAATAGAGGGCTAATGCCCTCGTTAATTACATACTTAAATCGCTACTGCCAGCAGTTGTTTTTTTAGTTCGGTTTTCATAACTATCTTCATAAGCGTTCATGTCTTCGAATTCAACAACTGGAGCCAATGCGCTAGGGTTAAGCCATTCTTTTGGTAAATCATTGATTGTACCGTCTGCACTATTGAACTTAACTTTCGCTGTGATTTCGATTTTGTTATCTTCATCATCAAATGACCATTCGTGCTCTTCGATAACTACATATGCGAATACACCGTGATGTTTGCCATCGCGTTTTTTAGTTTCCCAAATCCAAACACGTAACTGTTTGAATTGTTTAACTGATTCTTTTAATGCTAATTGACCTTTATCTCCCGGAACGACATCAAGCGTCAACTTGATTTCTTCTTCGACAGAATTACGGCTATAATCTTTCTTACCGCCTTGAATGATTTCAGCAAGGTCATTACTGATAGTGTGTCCACCCTCTGCTAAACTACCTAAAAGCGTTGCTTCTTCGATAGTTAGCTTCTTAGCTAAATCCTTATCAGCGATTTGGAGAGCGACAATATATTTATCCTGCGCCATTCGTTACACTCCTTTGTAATGTGTTATGTCTGTATTTAAAAACAAGCCGAATGATACCGTGTTTAGTGTACTGATCTATGTCAGTAATCACTTCTTGTGTATCAATTCGACTTTTAATGAATGAATAATAATCAATTTCTATTTCGTTATTTAAAACGAAGCCTAAAAATTGAATTATTTGTGATGCCTCATCTCTATTACGTGCTTGACTATAAACATGCAACGTGATGCCGACATCTTCGACCATGCTCGTGGTCGTTTCTTTGTTAGTGACGTTTGTTTCACCCACAACGATATATGGGTAAACAGCGTCTTTCTGAACGCAATCAAAAACCCTACCACCCAATTGTTTTTGGATAATAGGGTTACTTTTTAATTTGTTATATACTTTGTTAAATAAGTACCGTTCGACTGATACCCACATATCTTAACCACCTCATGAAAAATACTTATTAAAGAATGCTCGTCCAGCGTCTATTGCCGGTTCCCAAAAAGGTTGAGCATGTTGTCCTTTAGTAGTGTGCCACTTACCGTTCGCATCTTTGTACGACCACGGTATCTTTTTCGCTCTACTACCTCCAGCACCTGTTGCATATATACCAGTACCATAATTGACATATATTGCGTATTCACTACCAATGTTAATAACTCCAGTAAAACCGCCGTCTTTAAAGTCCATTGTTACACTTTCTCTAAGATATCCGGTATCAACTGGCATTAATGAAATGATTGTATTGTGAATCTTAGCAGTTGTCTTTGCTATACCTCGTTTGACCCATCGCTCCATGTCTCGCTCGTAATTTTCCAACTCTTTTACTAAGTCCCAATTACCATACTTAACCTTTGCCAATAGATCGCACCCTCAATCTAGTTAAATTGATTTCATGTTGTCCGCCTTGGTCGACCGGTTCGCCTACAACTTCGTACGTTTTACCCTCGTAATTAAATAAAGTTTTGTTTGTTATTGGTATGTGGTACGGCGTATATAGGTTTCGGTCGAAATCTTTGCTCATCTGATGAAATTTGAGTGTCTCACTTGATGTAGGCGTGTCCATAAACCCTTTAATTGTTTCGTTACTTTTAAAACGCTCGTATTCTTTGGGATGTGTTCCTACGACTTCAACCTCTCCAATTTCAATTGTGTGTGGAAACTCATCAAACGGATTAAACATATCGCTTGCCCCAACTTAACTTACGATAAGGCAATAAATATGCATAAGCACTACTAGGTATGTCGGTTACATAGGTATAACTCACAGTGCCCATCGTGCGCGCTGAGATATTGCCAGTTGTACCAAACTTGATACATTCAGCAATAAACTTCTTAACACCCGACGGCACTTCTTTGTCATCAAACTTCTGATTACAATAATCTTCTGCAACACTTTTATATTCTTCAATAAGATATTCGATCTGTTCATCGTCAGACGAATCATTGAGTGAAAGTCCATTAATCATTTTGACGTCTTTTGCGTCCATTACTTAACACCCTCTAAAGCTTTGATAAGCTCATCTTTTTTCATATCACTATAGCCTTTAATTTCACGCTTTTTAGCAAGTTCTTTTAATTCTGCTACTTTCATATCAGATAAACTTTTTTGCTCGTCAGCGTTCGCCTCAGACTGTTCTACTTGCTTGTCTTCAACAAGTTTGATAGCGATTAAATTACGGCGGTTGTTTGTTGTAGATAATTCAGTGAATCGTTCTTCTGATACTTCTAACCCATCACGTGGGTATATGTCCCCCACTTGATATTCATGTCCGTTGTCTTGTGCATCTTCAAAACGTTCGATTACTTTATACATACGTCACTACCTCCTATTACATTTCTAAGCTTCCAGAACCTTTAGTGATTTTCACTGCTTTAGATTCATCATATAAATAAGCTACATAGTGCTTATCACTGTATAATGCAGTTGTTTTTGTTGATGCGTCACGAGCTACTTCTAAGAAGAAATCACGTTTCAAGATTAATTTAACTGCACCTTTTTTAGCTAAAATAGCCGTGCCAGCTTCTAACTTATTAGAACGCACAATGATAGCGCCTAGAGCTTCGCCAAACGCACCTTTAACGATGATGTCATCTCCTAATTCAGTTGCGCGTGTAAAGTTAGTTGATGCATCTCCACGCAATTTACCAGCATCAAGTGGATTGATAAATAAAACCATTGGTTCTAAGTCTTCATCGTTAAATTTGTCGATTGCTGATTGTAAGCCGTTTAATTTAGTGATGTCCGCATTAACAGTAAGTTTAGCTCCCATTAAAGCCTCTAATACGTCATTATCAACTTTGTTAGCGTGTGCTAAACCGTGTTGACGCACTTGTTCGCCTTGAGGGTCTCCGTAACCACTTAATAAAGCCTCATCTGTGATAGATGTACCTTTAGCAATTTTACGAATTTTAGCCTCACGTTTTTTAGTTTCTAAGATATCAGTTGGGATTTTTTCTCCCTCTGCAACTACTTGTGCATCTCCGCTATAAACGAATGCTGGGAATGTCAAAGTGTCTCCCGGTTGTCCTTGTAATGTGCTATCTACTTCTGCAAATGAAGCAAAACGCAATTTCTTTTCGAGTTGCGCTTGCATCATAGGCGCTAATACTTCTGGAATGATTTGATTACTTGTTTTAGTAAGTCCTTGTGCCATGCTTGTACCTCTTTCTTTGTTTAATTTTGATTAACTAATTTTTCGAATGTCTCACGATCGTTCAAATACAATTCGTTACGTTCAGCGACACTCATGTTGTCAAACTTTTCTTTCGTTACACCTGAGTCTGGATTACCTCCGCCTTGTGGTGTTTTACCTACAGGCTTAGACGACGCAAATAAATAAGGTTTAGACTCTTTAAGCGTTTTAATCGCTTCATCTAAACCTTTTACAGTGCCGTCGTCTACTAATTCCAGTTCATCTTTATTGATGAATGCTAGAATGTCGTTAGCGTCATTTGCTTCTTTAGCAACCGCTAACTTAACTGCGTTATTAAGTTGTGTTTCTTTATACTTTGTCTCCCACTCTGAATTTTGATTCTTTAATTCTTCGAGTTCTTTTTGAATCTCGCTATCATCTTTAACAGAGTCTTGCAATTTGACAATTTGTTCATCACGTTTAGAAATCTCTTCTTTTAACTCTTCAATTTCGGTATTCTTGTCGTTCAATCTCGAACGTGGTACCATTCCCGATTTTGATTCGTCAATCGCATCAATAACCTTCTGCTTGTCGATTTTTCCGTCTTTAAATTGTCCTAACAACGTGTATAAATCCATTTAAACTACTCCTTTTTACGAGTTTTACGTGCAACGCCACGAAGAATTTTGGTATAAAAAGAAGCAGTTTAACGACATGCTAAGGTCGAGTAGTAAACTACTTTCTTTTACGTTTATATTTCTCCCACTCACGATAAGTCATTTGTGGTATTACTTCGGTTGTCCCGTCATCTTTACGTACTCTCGTTGTACTAGGCAAATCATCTTCATCAATGTAATACATAAGCTTACAACGACAGTTGATGTTTTCTTTTGCACTATTCACACCAACAAACAACTTAGGTGCCTGTCCAACGCAACCGCTCGACTTGAACGGTTCGTCTATTTTCTTCTTAGCACCGTCTAGATGCCTGTGTGTGTCTCTTGTACGTGTATCTTTAGTAGCTTGCCAATACTTATACATCTGTAAGTCATTCTTTTGAGCTACTAATGCACTATCGAGTCCAGCTTGAGACATCGCTCTACCCGCTTCTGTACGAGCTACACGCAACGATTGAGCTTTAGACATACCAATATCATCACGGATTGCTTTTGCTATCTTAGAGTAGCCCTCTCCGCTCATAATGCCTTGTGTGATGTGTAAGCGTATCTTTTTCAGTACTTCATCACGATGCTTCTGTAGCGTCGGCACTAATCGAATGAACTCAATAGGTTGTTCAATAGCTGATGTGATAACCTCTTTGCTAGGAACATCAAATTGCATAGATGTTTGACTCGCCGTCTCATATAAATAAAGGCTCATAAGGAACTTTTCTATATAAGCGTCTTCCTGCGACTTCTGAATCATCTTAGCTACTTGCCTATAGTCATCAGTCAACATTGTGCCTATACGAGTTAACTCCTTATTGAGCCTGTTGTATTTATTAAATTCAGTCCATGTAACATACACATCATCACTTTGATACTTCTCAAACATATCTGCGATGATTTGTTTTATCTCTTTAATCCGATTAGCAAATAGTTGTTCTATCGGCTTCTCAGCTTTAGAGATTAGACTATCAATATATTCATCAATATCATTTTGATTCTTTATTGTTAGATCTTTCTTGTTGTTGGGCACCGTCAGCACCTCCGTCATCTAAATTAGGCAGTTGCTTGTTGTACTCCATTTGTTCTTGTTCTATTCGTTCGAGTTCTGCTTGTAAATCTTCGACAAACGGGTGATTTTCCAATACAGTTTCATGGCTTACAATTCCCATAGATTGCTGAGCTGTTTGTACTTGTAATTCTGTATTCGCTACTTTGTTGTAGTTGAAACTAATATCGACATCTTTATGTTCTCCTTTGATGTCGAAGTGCTCAAACACAAACCAAAGTAACTCCTGTATAGCAACTTTAGCTTTACGCGCTAACTTATCCGCTTTCAAGTTTAAGTTAGTATATAAAAACTCTAACGCAACCCCACTTGGAGCAGAACCGAATTTATCAGAACTAAAGTCAACCGCTTGACCAAATAACATTATTTTTTGATATAACTCATCTAAATACTTTTTACTGTTTTCAACTGGTACTTCTACCTGTATTGTGTCGACACCCCCGTTATCCGATACTTTTATCGCCCCGTAATAACGTAGTAACCGTTTGAATTCTGGCAACTCTTGGTCATCATAGTTCTTTAATACATACGTTAATTCGTTTGAATCTTTAAAAGTATTGGATAAATCAGATAATCGTCTGTTATACGCATCAACCAATGTTTTGTACATAAATATGTCTGATGTTTCCAAATCATTATTTTTGAATGGAATAAAAGGAATCTTACCCCACGACCCTGTACTAAAATGCGTTTTTGAATTCTCCAAATTGTTAGAGTAATCCGGAATAAGCGAACCGTTTTCATAAACGTAGAAATTAACCGTTACTTTATCCCAGTATTCAACTTTAGTTTCATTTTCCAATTTGTACATCCTGATAAATGCCTCTAATTCTTCGTGCTCTTTATCAGTCCATATAGGAATGCCTTGTTCTGCTGGCACTCTAAATAACTTAAATTCTCCCTCTTCATCAAGGTAAGGATGCAACCATTCAATACCTTTATTGCTAGCTCCTGTTAGTACACTGTGCAACTTATCATCGAATCTATTTCCTAAAACTTCATCAATACGTTTAACTACTTCATCATCTGTATGTTTAAAAGCGATAGGCTTACCTACAATATAAGAAACTTTTTGATCTACTAGGTTAGCATGGAAGTTAGTAATCATTCTGTCATCTGGTTTCAATGGGTCAACTGCTCCTGTAGCATCAACTGGTTTAGGTTCCTTAACGATATCAGGACGTTGCTCATAATATTCTTGACCTATTGAGATTTCAGGTAACTTCTCCAAATGTTGTTTTATATATCTGATAATCATTTCTTCCAATGTTTCCGGTTTGTTGTTAGTCCTCACAATAGCATCAAATATTTCTGTTTGTGTTGGTTGGCTAGGGTACAAAATATTACCTCCTTTAATTAAAGCCTGTGCCACTTGGCTTATTAGCTGTATAAACTGCATATCTTAACGCATCTAATGTGTCATCGTTTAATTTAACTGGTTCGTCTGCATTATCTTTCCAAACGTAGTTATATATTTCTTCTTTAAACAAACTAACTTTTTCTTTGATAATGAATATCTTATTTAGCTTGAATAACCTAGAAATAACTTCGATGCCAGCAATAACGGCTTTGTCAGCATATCTTGCTTTTATCTTTTCTCTTCTAAATCGTTCAATATGTTCAGGTCTAGCTGTATCACAATAAAAAAGAATATCGCCGTGCCTTTTTATAACTCCTTTAGCAATAGCTACCCAGTCATCTATTTCTTTATGTCTGTGTGCGTGTTCTTCAATAACGTACTTGTTTCCGTCGAAGTCTTCCGCTACAACCATAATAGAACCATAATGCTCATATCCCCAGTCGACGCCTGCATATTTCCTTTTTATTTGTTTAGTTTTAAATTCTTCTTCTGTGATGTAATGAACTTTTTCTTTGAAATCTTTATATACAACACCCTCAGCAGAAACCCACTTACCATAAATGTCACGATCTGTGAACATTCCTGTTGGTGTACTTGCGATAATCGATTCAATATATTCTTCATCTAAAAATGTATTGTCAAACAAAGTAAATTGGAATGCTTTGATATTTAGTCTTCCATTCGATAACCGTTGACCACTCTTATCAATGTAATCTTTTTTAACTGGATGCATCGGGTTTTCGGGGTTGGTATCAATTAATATCCTCGCGCCTTTGTAACTACAACGTGAGAACACTTCTTTAATAAACATATTGTGTAATGCTGTTCCCTCGTTTAAAAAAGCACCTGCTGAAGTAAAACCACGCGCTTTTTTCCATGCATCCGAGTTTTGTCCGTCGAATACATACACTTTATTACCAAATATTTTGACCGCGTTAGATTTATCGAGTGTTAACTCTCTACCTAGTATTAACTCCATATCATCTAGTATGTTACGTCTTATAGATGCTTGTGTCGCTCCTCCAATGATGAAGTTAAGCCCCTTGTCTTTATAAGTAGCTATATGCATTAAAAAAAGCAGGATAAACACATATGTTTTACCTGCCCTCTTTGCACCACTCGCTATTAATACTTTGGGTCTATCGTTTATAAAGCAGTTCCAGACTTCTTGTTGTTTCGGGTTTAACATTTCATTAATCATCATTAACACCCGCTAACTTAATAAGTGCTTTAGCAACTTCTGCTTCTTGTGAATTATTTTCTGATTTATCCATCTGATCGATTTTTTTCTCAAGCATCTTGATTTCAGTTTCAATCTTTTTATTAGTCAGAACTTCATTGCCTAACGTCATTCTATTCATGCCGTCCAAACTAGCGAGGAATGCATCAGCTGTCGCTTTCTTTACTCCCTCTACTTCAATATCGTTCTTCGCTGTATTCTTTAACCACTCATACTCTTCAAAAGCCTTTTGGCGTGTCCATTTTGATTGCTCAGCTACTTCTTGACGTAATTCTTCGTACCTTGTACAAACCTTGCCGTTTTTAGCTACACGGCTAGCTAATACATCGATATCCTTTTCACTCTTGCCTTTAGTCGAATACCCTGCGTCAATATAAGCTTTGCGTTGGCTCTTGCCCTCGATGAGTCCCAATACAAACTTTTCTTGCTTCGGTGTTAATTTAATCAATTGTTTTCACTGTATCACACGCCTTTACGTTAATTACTCTAGTTATTTTAAATATAAAAAAATGCCCCTACATCTTGTGCAGGAGCTTCGTTCAATAAATGTGAAAGGAGGGAAATAGTTATGACTCAAATTGCAAGAATTAAACTACCCACCATATAGGCAGGTAGTAAGTGATTAATAGCGTAACATATCAACTTTACATGTTTGTCACTTCTCAATCACATCGATGAGAACATCTAATGTGTCTATTACCCCACGTCTTAAGATAATTCTTACAAATCAATTATATAAAATTAATTCACAGTTTAAAAATAGTGTCATTTTCGTCATTTCTGTCATTTTTGTCATTTTCGTCACTGTAGTAGATAAATCTTTTCTGCTAACTCATCACGGCGTGCTAGGAAGTTGTTTCTGTTTAATTTAGAGTTAGGCATCTTCTTGATAATCGCATCCCTGTTATAACCTTTCTTCAATAACTCTAAGAAACAAAAGTCAACGTGTCCCAATCTCTGTTGCGATTGATTTATAAACTCAACCTCTTTTAACATCTGAGCATACCTTTTATTTGCTCTCTCAAGCCTCACAACAACATCTTCAACTTTACTTGAGTTTTCCCCTTGTGGTTTCGGCAACGTTGCTTGTATGCCATACTGTGCAATTGAATTGCTATCATATTCCGGTATTACATCAGCTAATACATTACACTTCATTTTATGTGTGCCTATCATATTAACAATTGACTCTTTGCTATACATCTACTCTGACACCTCCGCCCTCATCAAATCAGACTGATCGCTCAACTTTGCGAAGTCACTCGGCGCCTCTACATCATCATTAGCCGTCATCATAATATATACTTGCTCAGTTACATACTTACCTAGCTCATACATTGCTAGTAAGAATAATAGTCTTAATATTTGTTTAATCATTGTTTATCTACCTTCTTTGCTTCGTATAAGACCGGATATAAATTTAAAAAGTGTATTCTATATCCAATCGTCTTAACTTCTACTTTGTCGCCTACTTTTAACCTAGCTTGTATGTCTGCGCTATCAAATTTCTTTTTGAATAATAAGTCGGAGTTTTCAATGACTTGTTTGTTGTCTAATACAATATAGAACTTGTCTTCTTTATCTTGTCTCTTGTTATATTTATCTGTAATTGTCCCTTGATGTACTTCTTTGT